CCAATGCGATGACATCCTCCAGATGGGTGGATATGATCGTATTGTTTCTCGTAGAGGGTAACGTAGCCCCTTTTTATTAAAGGGGCCGTTGTTCGCTGTGTCGCTCCGAAAACCGCGACAGACGAAACGTGAAATAAAAGAAACCCCTAAAAGAAAGGGGGAGTGTGAGGGGGATTTTTTCGTCATGTCAAGCCTATTCGACATGGCACCTAATTTTCTCTGTTAGCTCCATAGTGGGTCTTTTCTAAAGCATGGTATATTCCCGCTATCGCCAACGCGAGGCGTTAAAACGCGGAAAACCAACAATGTCTGAAGTAGCTACGTCCGTCGCCGGGGACGCTAAACAGTCGGTGGTCTCAGAAAAGTCTAATATGACAGCGAGCCAATACGCGGTTCGCCGTCTTGGTGAGTTGAAGGTAAAGCCAGATGGTGCTCTGAATCCTCGTTCTGAGGACTCTGCCCAGAAGGCCGCATCCCAACCCATCAGCCAATCCGCGCCAGCGGAAGAGGAACAGCAAGAGCAGGCGAGCAACGACCAAGCTCAGGCTGAACCGACTCCGACGGGCAAGGACGTTCCTTCACAGGTTGAACTCTCGGAACTAACCGACGAGGAAATCCAAGAACTCGCTCAGAAAGGCAAGTCTGGCCTGCTCAAGCGCATTGCGGAACTTACAGCCAAGCGAAAGCTAGCCGAGGAGAAAGCAGCGCAGTTGGAAGCCTACATGGCCCAACAGCAGAACAACAAGCCCCTTGAGCCGAAGGTCGAGAATAATCCCTACGCCAGCATCTCCTCTATTGAGGATCTTGGGAAGAAAGTCCAAGAGGTAGCTGATGTTGTTGAGTGGGCAGAAGATATTCTGGATCGCGCTGAACACCTCGGCTTTGAAGATATTGCCGCTACGGTGGATGGGCGCGAACTGACTAAGGCTCAGGTAAAGGAGACTCTCCGCAATGCCCGAAAGGCACGCGATAAGTTTCTCCCAGCGCAGAAAAAGGAGATTGAAGCTGGTATCCAGCGCAAGGGTCTCCGTTCTGCTTTCGAGCAACAGGCGGTCAAGGAACTTGAGTGGCTTGCCACCCAAGAAGACAATGACATTAAACGCCAGTTCTTTGCAATGCTTAACGATCCGCGCCTCAAGGGCATGGAAGAAGCATTGCCGGATGTTGCTCCTCAACTGCCCTACATCTTGGCCCATGCTGCCAATTCGATGTATGGCCGTAAGTTGATTCCGATGGACAACAAGCCCTCTCCCAAGTTGACGCCTCCCGGCTCCCCTTCCGCTACAGCGGCTGCGGGTGATCGGACGCCTTCTTCGGGTGAGCGCAACGTAAAGGAAGTGTCTAAGCGGTTGGCGGACTCAGGTAGCGTTAGCGACTTCATCGCCCTTCGTGCAGCACAACTCTCTAAACGTAAATAACCTACTACTACAATGGCTTTTTCCAATACTTACGATACGACCAATCCGGGTTCCGCGGTTTCCAATCGCGAAGACCTTCTCGATGTCCTGACGATCCTCGCCCCCGAGGAGACTCCGGTTCTCTCTTCCGCTGCTAAGTCCAAGGCGTCCGCTACCTTCGTGGAGTGGACCGTTGACAGCCTCTCGGCTCCCGTGACCACGGGCGTTGCCGAGGGTAGCGACGTCACCGTCTTCACGGACAAGTTCGCTAACCGCGCTCGTCTGGGTAATTACATCCAGAAGTTCCGCCGCGACTTCATGGTGAGCGACCTCCAGAACGCTGTTGATAGCGTTGGTCCGGCCAAGATCGCTCAGGCTGAAGCGAAGGCTGTCCGCGAGATCAAGCGCGACATCGAAGCCACCCTGTGCTCCAACAACGACCGCACGGTTGAAGATGGTGCTGGCACGCCCTACGGCCTGCGCGGCCTCGGCGACTGGATTGACTCGGCTGGTCCGGCGGATGTTCCCGCTGCCTACCGCACCCCGGCTGGCTCGATCCATGCCTCCAGCACGTTCAACGAGACGGTGTTCAACAACCTCATCACCTCGATCTACCGCGTTACGGGTACGTCGAATGGTCTGACGCTGGTTGCTGACACGGCCCTCCGCCGCGTCATCAGCGACTTCGCCCGTACCTCGGGTAGCTCGGACTACTCCGTTCGCCGTGTGGCTTACGAGGGTGGCGAGGCCACGATCAAGCTGTCGGTTGAACTCTATGAGTCCGACCATGGCATCGTGTCCATCGTTAACATGAACCCGGACTGCGCGCCGGACACCACGAACAAGGACACGGGTTACCTCGTGAATCCGGAGTTCTACGGTGTTGCGGAGCTGATTCCGCTCGGCTCGACCCGTCTGCCGAATCTCGGCGGTGGCGAGCGCGGCTATGTTGATTGCGCCCTCACCCTGTTGGTCAAGCATCCGGGTGCGCATGGTAAGATCACCACGCTCAGCTAAACCCTAACTAGGAGTCTACTCACATGGCTAAACTCACGATTAACGAAGCAGCGGCGGGCTTCACGCACAAGGTTGCGTTCGATTACGTCGATCTCCAGCGTTCTGGCTTCCTTAGCACCATCGGTGCGGCGAACCAGTTCAAGGCTGGCAAGCTCGGGGCTGGTGGCATCATTGATACCGCCGTCCTTTATCAGGTGGTCGATCCGGCTGGTGCGACCAACCTCACCATCGACTTTGGCGTTACGGGTGCTGACCCGGATGAGCTGATTGACAATGGTGACGTTGATGCGCTGACGAAGGTTATCTGGAACACGGGCGATGCCTTTGTTGGCACCGACTCGGGTAGCGAGACGACCTCCAATGTTGTCAATGGCTACGCCAACAACACGGCTGATCCGGTGGATCTGCTGGTTGAGTTCAACGGCACGGTTGCCAACCTCACGGCTGGTAGCTGGGTGCTGGCTTGGCGTCAGATGGAAGTCCCCACCTCGTAAAGACTTCTTGTGTTAGAATAAGCCACCCTCTTAACTGGGGGTGGCTTTTTTATGCACATCAAAGTAGCTTCACCCGAAATTACACGGGAAGAAATCGATAACGAGCTTCGTAAAGAAATCATCCGCAGCCTAGATTTTGAGAAGGCTACGGAGGCGGAGCGTGTTAATGTAGCTAAGGCGCAGGCTTCGCTGATTAAGGGCCACAAGGCCATTCCCGGTTTGGGTAAGTGTGTGGGCGTTATGCCTGCCCGCGAGTACTTCCGGCTAGTGAAGAAGTACGGCCATGAGACGGTGCATAGCCGCGAGTTCATGTCCTATTTCAACAAGAAGATGCCAGAGCTTTCGCCCAATAAAGCGTAATGACCAACCGCACCTACACCGACCTGTTCGACCTTATCGAGTCCCTTGCGGGAGTTGATGAATTTGCGCCTACGGAATCCACGAAGATTCTGGCGATGGCTAACAGGCGGCTGCGGCAAGCCTACGACTCCTGCGATGTCTGGCCGCGCTATATGCGGCTGGATGCTCGCCCTGCCCCTAATGGCATTGTGCCGTACAGCTACGATTCTGCTAACGGCACCCGCATGGCTTCATCCGCTACCCGAAGCGGGACCACCGTTACCTTCGTTACGGGCGGTGTGGACTTCGATGTTGTAGTGGGACAAAATGTCACAGTGTCTGGGCTAAGTGGTAGCACTAATCCAAACGGCACATATTCAATTACTTCTGTTGATGGGCAGACCGTAACCTACGAACTGGCCTCTGGTACAGGCACCGAAACCTACACAGGCACGGGACTACTTACCCCCGTTACGATGCCTGACGTAGAAATCTTTATGCGCCTGCATGACCGCAACCCCGTGCAGGGTGTTGGCGGCTGGGAATACGACTTCTTTGTTGATAGCAACGGAGCCAACATCGTTGGCAACTATCCTGAGCTTGATGGCTTCTTTGTTACTTATAAAGCTATTTGGGATGGTCCTTATACGACGGCATCTGCTACCATTCCTCAAGAGTGGTTCTATTACGCCGCGCACGCCACCTATGCAGACTTCCTTCGTATGGACGGTCAAGTGGACAAGGCAATGGCTGAAGAGGCTGTTGCGCAGATGTACCTCGACACCGAACTTACTAAGGCTGGTCAGCAGCGTAATATGAACAACCTGTTCCGCCGCATCTCTACCTACACCTCACGCCAGTTCCGCTAAACATGAATAACTCACTCGTAGTCAATCTCTACCCACAGCCGACTGGCGAAGCCGACCAGCGTCTGACGGTTAGCTCCAGCGTTGTTTCGCTTGATGCGAATTGGACCTCCTCCAAGACCAAGTACATTTTGGTCGATGTGCAGACGAACGACGTGATGGTGACGTTTGACGGCAGCAATCCGTCGTCTACGAACGGCCATCTGTTCAAGGCTGGTGTGCAGCCTTTCCTTTGGAACAAGGAAACGGCGCGACTGGCTAAGTTCATCCGCGCTGGCGGAAGTGATGCCGCTGTACACGCAACCCCCTTCTCCGTCTAAGCCATGCCTAACGCACGCATCGTCAATACCCCGTCGCAGGCTATTCCGCAAAATGGCACGACGCACAAGCAGCGCACAGTTAGCTCATCGGCTGTAGCTTTCCTTGATTGGACGCTAGCCACCGATACGGAACATCTTTTGGTGCAGGTAACGGGAGCGGATATTCGTGTTACCTTCGACGGAACCACCGATCCTACGGCCACCAAGGGCTTCCGTATGCCAGCCAATAGCTCGGCCTACTGGACGCGCACTATGGCCCTTAAAGCCCGCGCAATCCGCGAAGCCTCTACTGATGCTGTGATTGAGGCGCAGGAACTCAACTACCTCTAATAATGGACATCTTTAAGACGTTGTTGCTAGACACTCCGGTGTCTACGGCAATTAGTGGCACCGTAGCCGTCAATCAAGGTGGCACCGGAGCTACTACTGCCGCCGATGCGCGAGTTAATTTGCTGCCCTCCTATACGGGTAATGCAAATAAGGTGCTAAGCCTTAACTCTGGGGCAACGGATGTCGAGTGGACTACGAACGGTGCTGGCACCGTAACGAGTGTCGATCTCACGGCTGGTACGGGGATTACCGTTTCTGGTGGCCCGATTACGTCTAGCGGTAGCATTACGGTAACCAATTCTGCGCCAGACCAGACGGTGGTTCTTACGGCGAGCACGGGCATCTCGACTTCTGGGACGTATCCCAACTTTACGATTACCAACTCCGCGCCGGATCAGACGGTGGTTCTAACGCAGGGTGGAACGACCACCATCACGGGAACCTACCCCAATTTTACGATTTCGTCTGCCGATCAATACACGGGCACCGTTACAAGTGTTGACGTATCTGGTGGGACTACGGGCCTAACCACCTCGGGCGGTCCTGTCACCGGAAGCGGTACGATTACCCTAGCTGGTACGTTGGCGGTAGCCAATGGCGGCACGGGCCTAACCTCTGGCACGTCTGGCGGTGTTTTGGCCTTTACGGCAAGCGGAACCCTAGCCTCGTCCAGCGCATTGGCGTCTAATGCCATCGTTGTTGGCGGCGGTGCTGGAGCCGCGCCATCCACCATCACTACGGGTACTGGCGTTGTCACCGCTCTAGGGGTTAACACAGGCACCGCTGGCGCGTTTGTGGTCGATGGTGGCGCCTTGGGTACGCCTAGCTCGGGAACGGTTACTAATCTTACGGGAACGGCCTCCATCAATATCAATGGCACCGTCGGCGCGACCACTGCTGCCTCTGGTAAGTTTACGACTCTGGACGCCTCTGGCAACGTAGGCTTTGATGGCGGCACGTTTATTTTTAATGACGCGGGAGCCGATAAAGACTTCCGCATTGAGGGTGATACGGCGGCCAACTTGTTCTTCTCGGATGCCTCGGTTGATCGCATCGGTATCAACGAGGGGACCCCTCTTGCCCGCCTAGACATTAATGGCAACTACGCCTCCAACATCACGGCAGTAGCAGCGTTGGACGTGGACTGTTCAACGGCCAACTACTTTACCAAGACCATTTCAGCTAACTCTACGTTTACCTTTAGTAATCCTCCGGCAACTAGGGCATTTGCATTTGCACTTGAACTAACACATACGTCTGGTGCTATCACTTGGCCTGCCGCTGTAAAGTGGCCCAAGGATACGGCCCCCACCCTAACCACGGGCAAAACCCACATCTTTATCTTTGTCACCGACGATGGCGGCACGCGCTGGCGCGGCGCTGCTCTTGTAGACTACGTTAACTAATTATGGATCCGAACGTCATCAAACTTGCGATGGGTGCTGCTGGTGCTGGTGGCGCTGAACCGAACTTGTATGCTTGGGGATTTAACGCTCAGGGTCAACTCGGCCTCGGAGATACAACCAATCGTTCTTCTCCTGTACAGGTTGGAGCTTTAGCAACGTGGAGCAACATTGCGTGTGGGACCAACCATACCATAGCCACTAAAACTGACGGAACACTATGGGCTTGGGGGTATAATGGTTTAGGTCAACTCGGCCTAGGAGATACAACGAGACGTTCCTCTCCTGTACAGGTTGGATCGTTAACCACATGGAGTAAAGTTGCATGTGGAGCCAACCATACCATAGCCACTAAAACTGACGGAACACTATGGACTTGGGGATGGAACAACCAAGGTCAACTCGGCCTCGGAGATACAACCAACCGCTCATCTCCTGTACAAGTCGGAGCATTAACCACATGGAGTAAGATTGCGTGTGGCGTTGTCCACACTCTAGCCATTAAAACCGACGGAACATTGTGGGCTTGGGGTCATAATTATGCCGGACCACTCGGCCTCGGAGATACAACCAATCGTTCCTCTCCAGTACAAGTTGGGGCTCTAACGACATGGAACAACATTGAGTGCGGAAGTTACAATTCATTTGCAATTAAAACAGATGGTACGATGTGGAGTTGGGGTAATAATTACTTTGGCAATCTTGGTTTAGGCGATAGTGGATCAGGAACTGATCGTTCATCTCCGGTTCAAGTTGGAGCTTTAACAACATGGAGTAAGATTGCGGGTGGAAACAGCCACACTGTAGCCACTAAGACAGACGGAACGTTGTGGGCGATTGGAGGCTTTAATTCTACTGGGCCACTGGGCCTAGGAGATACAATAAATCGCTCCTCTCCAGTACAAATAGGAGCGTTAACAACTTGGAGCAACATTTCGGGTGGAGGTGAACATACCTTAGCCACTAAAACAGACGGAACATTGTGGACTTGGGGACGTAACAACACCGGCCAACTGGGCCTCGGAAACACAACCAACCGCTTATCTCCTGTACAAGTTGGGGCTCTAACGACATGGAGCAACATTTCTGGTGGCCGCTACCACACTATAGCCACTACCGAGGAGTAGGCAAAAGTCTTTACTTAACGATAGGTTCTGCCATAAAGACTAAGTGAACAACAACTCGACCAAGAAGCTGCACTTCTTGTCTGGCCTTCCGCGCTCTGGATCAACGGTTCTTGCGGCGATTCTCAATCAGAATCCGCAGACGCACGTTTCAACTACTTCTGGTCTTGGTGCTGCGCTTGATGCGTTGGCGACAACGTGGCATCGTGAGCCGCTGCTAGAGAAAAACGACCGCGACCGGAAGAAGCTAGCAAATGCAATGCGTGGCTTGATTCACGGGTACTACGACGAGATTACGTCAAAGCCAGTTGTGATTGATAAGGCACGCAACTGGCCGCTCCCAGTAGTTGTTTCTGCGATGGGTCAAGTGCTAGGCCACAAACCGCGCATCATAGCAACAGTTCGCAGTGTGCCAGACTGCATGGCGTCATTCGTGCGCGTAGCAAAGCCAGAAAACCTAGACGACTTTATTCAGAAGTCGGGACTGACGGCGCACCTAAAATCGTCCTATCAGGTCTTACAGGCTGGGTATCAAGCCGACCCAGAGTGCTTCCTGTTTGTAGAGTACGAAGACCTTCTGGCCGACCCGCGCACACAACTTCAGCGCATCCACGACTTCCTCGGCCTTGATCCGTTTGAGTACGACTTTGATCGCATTGATGGCTCCACCGTAAAGGAAGACGACGAAGTTCTGCACGGTGTGGCTGGCCTTCACGACATCAAGCCGAAGCTAGGGCGACAGCACAATCAATCGCCGAGGGAGGTTTTGGGACATCATCACAACGAGTTTTGCCAGCCTGAGTTTTGGCTAGAAAAACCGCGCACAGTACCAGAGATTGATGAGCTAGACCTCCAACTTAGTGCCTCGATCATGGGCAACTTTGAGGAAGCAAAACGGATTGGGGTGGAGCTAGAGGTTAAACGTCCGAACGATCATCGCGCTGCCTTCAATCGAGGCTGGTATGCTTTGCGTGATGGAAAGATTGAGGAAGGCTACAAACTGCTTCAACGCGGCAGGAAGGTGAAGATTGTTGGTGATGCTCCACCGAAAACTCCGCAACCCGAATGGGACGGCAAGAGCGAGGGGACTGTGTTGCTCCAACTAGAAGGCGGCTTGGGCGATCAGATCCATCAGGTTAGGTACGCTGGCAATCTTAGTGGGCGAGGATGTCGGGTGATTGTTTCGTGCAGCGGCCCTTTGGTCAGCCTCCTGCAAAAGCAGCCCGACGTGGCAGCCGTTGTCCAGCATGGAGCAGAATACGGCGTCTATCACGACTATTGGATGGCTGGAATGTCTAGCCCTGTCTACCTTGGGCTAAACCGTAGATCTATCCGAGGAGATGCATACATCGACACCGACTTTACTGTTCCCGGTAAGAAGCTACGGGTAGGGCTTCGTTGGTCGGGCAACAAGCAATTTGAGGCCCAGCACCACAAGCTATTCCCGGCCCAATTGTTCTTTGATGCCGTCAAGCGGGACGACGTGGAGTTTATCAGTCTCCAGAGGGACGCGGACCTAGAGTTCAAGCCAAGCTGGGTACAGGACGTACCACTTGAAACGTGGAACGACACCCACAAGGCAGTTAGCTCCTGCGACCTAGTAATTAGCTCCTGTACGTCTGTAAGCCACCTATCCGCAGCAATGGGTATACCCACTTGGGTTGTCATTCCAATTATGGGGTATTATCTGTATGCCGAACCCGGCAATAAGACGCCCTATTACAACTCCATGCGGTTGTTCCGCCAACAGAAGTATGGCGACTGGACCCACCCTTTTGAAGAAATTAAGAGCCTAAACTATTCCCATGAACTACTGCTTCGTTGAAAACGGCGTTATTGCCGACGGCCCCCGTGGACTTCCCCGTTCATGGCGTAATATCTCTGGCCTCGACCAGATGGATGATGATGGGCTTCGAGAGCTTGGTTGGCTTCCTGTCCGCCTTGAGGAGGGCGATGTTCAAGAGAAGTTTGTCGGCTCGGTGTTTGCCATCCTTCCTAGCGAAGTGGTGGAAACAAAGATTTGGCGTTCTTACACGGCTGAAGAGCAGGCTGAGATTGATAGTCAGAAAGCGGATCAAGTGCGCCGCGAGCGCAATACCAAGCTAGCCGAGTGTGATTGGACCCAGCTTAACGACACGCCGTTGGACAACGCCGCCAAGATCCAATGGACGGCCTACCGTCAGGCTCTCCGCGATGTTCCCTCTCAGGCAGGGTTTCCGCATAATGTAGTTTGGCCCACAAAGCCTTGATATACTAAGTCATGGCTCAAATTCAAAAAGGCACCACCTATGGTACGACTTCGCCGTCGAACCTAGTTACCTCGACCAATCTCAACAACCACGTTGATGATGCGGTGCTTTTGCCGGGAGCCATTACGGACCAGACGGCCAAGACCGTCCTAGCTTCTGCCGACACCATTCTAGTCCATAGCTCAGCTGATACGGCTTTGCGCAAGACTACGGCGGCTCAGTTGTTTGCTACCCCGCTTCCTATTGGCTCGACTACGGCCAATTCCGGCAAGTTTACGAGCCTTGAGGTGACTGGGCAGTACAAGGGGTCGGTTACGGCTGTATCCCTGCTAGATATTGATTGCTCGCAGGGCAACTACTTCACGAAGACGATTAACGGCAATTCTACCTTTACGTTCAGCAATGTACCTACTGGTGCATATGGAATGATCGTAGAGATCGAGAATACGTCCGGCACCATCACTTGGCCTGCTGCGGTTAAGTGGCCGAACGACACCGCGCCCTCCCTTAGCACGGGCAAGACCCACGTCTTTGTGTTCATCACGGATGACGGCGGCACCCGTTGGCGCGGTGTGGCGCAAGTAAATTACGTTACTTAACATGAGCGTAATCACCGAACTCCTCTTCAACGCCGGAACAGGAGGTCTGTTTGGTCTCTTTGGCTCGGTGGCAACGAGCGTTATCCGCATCTGGGAAAAGCGGCAGGACAACAAGTTCGCCCTAGATATGCTTGATAAGCAAGCTGCTAGTGCTGAAGCACTTGCGGCATGGAATGCATTTGCGGCGTCACAATCCGCATCTGCAAGCGACATGACTGAGAAGGTAGCCCCGTGGGCGGCTAACGTCCGCGCCGTTACACGGCCCTTCCTGACCATTGGATTGGTCCTCGGCTCTTTCATCAGCTTCTTCCTAATTGATGACCAGTACCTAAAAGTAGAAGCTATTCAGAGCTTTATGATGTTGGCTGGAACATCCGTGGCTTGGTGGTTTGGCAGCCGGATGACCAGCCTGATCCGCAAATGATTGCCGATAACGACATCGTTAAAGTGGTAGCTGTAACTGTAGGAGGCTCCTTGGGAACGATTACACTTACTCAAGTGAATGAAATCGCCGCCTTTATTCTGGTACTAGTTTCTATTGCATACACAGTTACAAAGCTGATTAAGCTTTTAAAAGGCGATGAATAAGAAGGCCATGAAGTGCAACGTCCCGCGCCGCGATGTGCAGGGCGGAAAGAAGTTTGTGGTGAAGGCTTGCCAGAATGGACAGGAGCGCATCGTCCGCTTTGGGGACGCCAACATGACCATCAAGAAGAATCAGCCCTCCCGTAAGAAGAGTTATTGCGCTCGTTCTGGCGGCATCAAGGGCAAGACCAATAAGCTGTCTGCCAACTATTGGTCGCGTCGAGCTTGGGAGTGCTAACCATGAAAGATCGCAACGAACGTCGTTATAAGAACCAAGAGCGTATGCTCTACCGCCGCATGAAGGAGGCTGACGAGGCCATTGAAGCTGCGGAGGACATGATGGAATACAAGGAGGACAATAAAATGAACTGTGGAAAACGTAAGTGCGAAATGGGCAAGCGTAAGCCCTGCAAGTGAAACGCCGCTCAACAGTTAACTCAGCCGGGGTCTACACAAGGCCCGGAATGAGGAAGCGTCTCTTTGAGTCCATCAAGGCTGGCGGTAAAGGCGGCAAGCCGGGCCAGTGGTCCGCGAGGAAGGCACAGCTTCTAGCCCTTAAGTACAAGAAGAAGGGCGGCGGCTACAAGACCTCCAAATGAAGCCACAACAGCGCAGCTTAGCAAATTGGACCCGTCAGGAATGGCGCACCCTATCCGGCAAGCCTAGCCTAAAAACTGGCGAACGCTATCTGCCCAAGGCTGCTTGGGAGGCTCTTAGCCCTGCTGAACGCGCCGCCACTAATAGGGCCAAGCGTAAGGGCATGAAGGCTGGGAAACAGTTTGTTAAGCAGCCCAAGAAGATTGCTAAGAAAACCTCTAACTACCGTTAACCATGCCACTCACTAAGAAGGGTAAGAAGATTAAGGCCCAGATGATTAAAGAATATGGGGCCAAGCGCGGCGAACAGGTGTTCTATGCTTCCCGAAACAAAGGTACAATTAAGGGCGTAGATTTCAAGCGGCGTAAGGTATCATAGTTGAACCTTAACCGCGCTGGTTAGGGATTCACCTATGGCACGTTATAGCAGCTTTAGTGGCCGGGATACGCCTATTGCCGAGACGGCAGATATTGGCTTTTCCCGATTCAACAACCGCCTCCGTCCTGACCAATTGCAGGCTGGGGAGCTTGCTATGTCCGTCAATGGACGGATGAACGTGGATGGGACGTGGCAGGTCCGTCCGGGAGTAGATACGTTTGGACCCGTTATTGGAACGAAGGACGAGACGCTTGCTCTGCCGTTCTATCTGTGGCCGCAAGTAACGATTAGCTCGGCCACCCGTAGCGGCACGACGGTAACAATCACTACGTCGAGCAATCATGGCTTCTCGTCGTCCTACGCTGTTGCTATTGTAGCTGTTGGCCCCGGCACGGTGGACCCCAACGGCAACAAGACCATCACGGTTACTGGCAATACCACATTCACCTACGAGATTGCTGGTGCCACCGGGAGCGAGACCTACTCAGTTACTGCTAGCTCTAAGGCTGGTGGAGCAATTCTAGGAACCAGCAGCATCAACGGAGCTTTTGGCTCATGCCTGTTCTCAAACCCCGCATCGAACAACGACGAGTACATCATCCTCGCTCTGTTCTCGAACGCCATCGCTATCAACATGGCGACCAAGGCAACGACGACGATTGCCTACCCTTCTGGCATCTTCATTTCA